ATATTTTAATTTGGATGGATAGAATTAAAGAAGGAAGGTTTGAAGACACAAATAAACTTTGGGAAGATCCCATTCTTTATGATGAGTCTTTTGACAGTACAATAGAATCAGATGATAGGGTACAATATATTATAGATAAGTATAATTTACCAGACTGGAAAGCCCCTACAACGCTAATGCTAGGTCGTTACCAGCCTTGGCATGAGGGTCATCATGCATTATACTTTGAAGCAAAGAAAAGAACAGAACAGGTGGTGCTTGGTGTTAGGGATACTCAAGGGACTAGCGAAAAAGATCCGCTCTCTTATGAAGAAGTTAATGGATATATTAGGAAAGATGCCAGTTTAAACTTTCCATTTGTAATCAAAATGCCTAACATAACAAACATAGTTTATGGACGTGATGTTGGATATAAGATTGAGCAGGTTGGTTTAGATAAAGATATAGAAGCAATCTCTGCTACACAAAAAAGAAAAGAATTAGGATTATGATTATCAAAAAAATTGTATGCAAATTTAAAGGTCATGTTCTTGTAGATGCTGGAGCATGTCCATTTACTGGTAATACATATGTTGGCTGTACTCGTTGCAATACCCTTAAGGTTGTTTAATGCAAACATTTCTTCCATCTAGTAATATTTCATATACCGCAAAATCCTTAGATAATAAGAGACTTAATAAACAAATCCTTGAGGGGTATCAAATACTCAAGGTGTTGTCAGGAGAGTCACCGTCTGGGGCATGGCGTAATCACCCTGCAGTGCTTATGTGGAAGGGCTATGAGGCTGGTCTGTGGTCTTATATACAGCACATGATAGAAGAGGCTAAGGTTCGTGGGATTAAGACAATAAACAATGAGAACAACCTTAATGATCTTAAAGAAAAATGTTCGGGTAGATGGGGAAAGACCCCACCAATGTTCTGGCTTAATGACAATAAAGTAATGCGTATTACAACAACCCATAAGGCTAATCTATACAAAAAAGATCCTATTTTTTATATTGACTATCAGTATGCAGTTAGTAGTCCATACAATAAACCATGTTGTGATAAATGCAATTACTATTGGCCAACACACGCACAAAGAAATGAGTTATTAGATGCAGTTCTTTAATTTAATTACGTTTACTGGATTATTTTTAAGCATGTGCGTTATTGTTTCCTTGTCCTACAAAGTGTATACATTAAAAACATTATTAAAACAACTTGTTCTTGATCAAAGAATATTAAAGGCTTTTTCTGAAACATTAAAGGATCAATTAGATTTGATTAAAAATGAAACAGATGAAACGCAAGAGCATTTTATAAAATTTTTATCAGATTCTAGAGAAGTGGCCTTTAACTATATTGAAACCTCAATAACTTCTATTAATGATATTATTTTGTATTGTGAACAACAAATTGAACAACCAAAGTTGGCAGACTTATATTCAGATGCAAAATTAAAGTTTATTTTAGAAAAACTTAAGGTTCTTGTAGAAAGTGAACATGGCAAAGAAACCAAGTAACTCTCATTTTTTAAATATTAAAAATGATGAAATAGAAGATAGTCAAAAAATATCTCAACAACAATTAAACAATGCCAAATTGTTTTCATCTCGTGAAGAATATGTTAAGTCTTTACCAGAAAATTTAAGGTATATGGAGGTTGGAGTCGCCTGGGGATATTATTCAGAATTGGTAGCATCACAAAAAAATCCAAAATCAATACACTTGCTTGATTGGTATAACCAAGATCTTAAATGTTGGTCATGGAGAAAATTTGGAGAATGTCAATGTAGCACAAAACACACATTAGACTATACTCCAGAGACACATGAAAAATTTATTACTGAAAAGTTTTCCATTTATAACAATGTTTCAATTTTAAAAGGGGATGCAAAGGACATCCTGCCAATTTTAACCACTGAATATGACTATATTTATATAGATATTTCAAATGATAGAGAAATAACTAAAAATGTTTTAGAGGCTTCTTCTAAATTAATTTCAACTAAAGGTATAATTGGCCTTAATGATTACCTTATCTATGATGGTATAATTGAAGATGTGCCATATGGAACTTTTCAAACGGTAAATGAGTTCCTTGACAAAAATAAAAATTGGTCAGTTGATGCTATTGCACTTCATAATTTAGGATTTTACGATATATACCTTAGAAAGGATAATTAAAGTGTCACTTAAAACTGAAAAACTTTTATTTAATGTAAAGCCTGCTCATAGCGATGATATATTTACAAAATCATCTGCGGTTTTAGATGTATTTTTTGAAAAATTTGATAAAACTTGGCATCATGGAGTAGAAGAGAAAAAGTTTTCTTTTATACCACCTGAAACAAATAATGGTGAAGATGATGGAACAGTAGAATATTTGTATAACGATGAATATTTTAGATGTGATAATTTTATAAAAGAACACAAAGATACTCATGTACTATTTGCTGGATGTTCAGAAACTGAAGGTGTTGGTGGAAATTTAGATGCTTGTTGGGCTTATATGACATACAGAGAATTAGAAAAAACAAATAAGATGAGTGGTTATTTTAATATTGCTAAATCTGGATTTGGATGGCAAAAAATAATAACAAATACAATGATATACATTAAAAAATATGGGGCTCCAAATTATTTATTTATTCTTCTTCCAGATAATAATAGAAATTTTAACTGGTATGAACAAGAAAATTATTGGAGATATGAACAAAAGTGGGACTTAGACGTAGTAAGTCATCAAAGAAATTTAATTGATTTAATTGTATCCTGGAGGCTTTTTATTGAATTTTGTAAAGTACAAAATATTGAATTGATTTGGACTTGTTGGGGAGGTGATCCAGAGTATTATCAAAAAGCAACTTTGGATAATTTTATCGAAATTGATGATAAATCGTATAGAGACTCTATAAATAGATTAACTTCAAATGAAATGAAAATGTCTAATTTAAGAAGAAAAAGGGATGGGCACTCAGGATTTATTACGCATAAAGTATGGTCTTTAAAATTTTTAGAAGAAATAAAAAGTAGAAAATATGAAGATCTTTCAGTATATTAAAAAAAAGATATTAATTAAAAAAATAATAAAAGATTCAAAAAAACGAAAAAAGTATATTTATTAGATTTTATACACCAATATGGTATATAATAGTATATGGAAGAGGTGATTAAATGAATAAAGAACAACTAAAAGCAATGCTTTCAAGTTATGGTCGCTCAGTTCTTGCAGCCGTAATTGCTTTGTATACCGCTGGAATTACAGATCCTAAAGATATGTGGGCAGCACTTGTAGCAGCATTAGTTCCAGTAGCACTTCGTGCAGCAAATCCAAAGGATAAATCTTTTGGAAAGTTTGATGCAGTTGCAAAAGATGTAGAGGTTGCGCTTAAGAATATCAAGCCAGTTAAAAAAGCAGCAAAAAAGAAAGTTGCTAAAAAGGCTGTAAAGTAGTTTGATTAAAAGCAGGGCATGTAAAAGTGCCCTGCCCTAACAAAGGATTAGTATGGTAAACAAAGCATTACCCCATGACATACAAGAAGTAATTAATACAGACAAGATGGTAAACTATTTTGATGGTGATAATTGGACTGAGCATGCACCTGGAATTATTTCTTTTCAAAATGTTGGCGATGGTGCAAAATATATAAAAGATGTTGAAGAAATGGTAATGAATCAAAGACTGTCTTGGCAAGCAAAAGATCAAAAAAAGATTGCTGAAGACTATGGCAGAAAAGCAATGGATACTATGTACATAAGAAACATACGTAAAAATGAAAATTTTGATAATAAAAATCCTTCACAAGAAATTAAAGATCATGATAGATTGTTTGAAAGATTTGAAAGAGATTTTAAAAGTTACATAGAAAAATATACACATACATACAAGGCTCCTTGGTCACAAAAAGAAGATTATGAAATTATGAAATATGGAGAAGGAAATTATTTTATTGATCATATTGATGATGCATTATTTTATACTAGAAAAATATCTTTAGTCTATTATTTTAATGATAATTACGATGGTGGGGAAATTGTTTTTCCAAGGTTTGACGTAACAATTAAACCAAAGGCAAACCAATTACTGCTTTTTCCGTCAGGATTTACCTATCATCATAATGTTAATGCCGTAAGTAATGGTACTAGATATTCAATGGTAAATTGGTTGAAATAAATAATAAAGATAGTTCTATGGATACCATTAGGTATCTTGATAATAGGTGGGCGCATTTATTTGAAAATAAAATAAGAACATTCTTTATTGATAAAAATGTTTTAGACTTAGGATGTTTAGACGGATATGGAACATCTAAATTTATTAAGTATGGTGCAAATAGTGTTATTGGAATTGATATAGATAAAAAATATATAGATAGCGCAAACAATGAATATAAAAATATTAATTTTGTGTTAGCAGATATAGAAAAATATGATATTGAAAAATATTTTTTAGATGTAGACGTTGTGTCCTGCCTGGGATTAATTTATTTATTAAACAATCCGGAGCACTTTTTGCAGTACATCTCTTCAGTTGAAAGAATTAAAACCATAATAATTGAAACAATAAACTACAATGAAAATGAAAAACTGTTTGTTTTTGAAAATTTAAAACTATTAAGTATAGATTTTATAAAAAATATTTTTAATCAAAAAAATTGGAGTTTAAGTTTTGAAAAAGATTTTAAAATACAAACATTAGATTATAAAATATTAAAAAATATAATTTTTGGAGACAGGGTTGTTTTAATATTTCAAAAAAATTAAGACCAATTTATCACAGGATTACATGGTCCAAGTTTGTCAATCTCTTCCCATTCAGTAAATCCAATGTCTGCAGTACGATAAGCCTCTAATAATTTGTTCCAAGCATCTTCTATTTGTTCAATTCCTTTATCATTATCCTTAGACGCATACTCATTAACGATAAGCCAACATAGTGGCATAGCAATGTCGCTATACATTTTTAAATCTTTTACTCCTGGAACATTTCTATAGTCTTTGTATACTTCTGCTAATATTTTAATTTTATTTTCTAATGATGTCATGTTTACCTTTCTCACATAAGTATATCAGTTTTGATATAATTAAGTATGAATTTTGTATACATATGTAAAGATGGCGAAAACGAAGAACTTAGATACTCAATTAGATCTGTTGTAAAAAATACTAATGATCCAAAAATTTGGGTAGTTGGTGGAAAACCAGACTGGTATGTTGGCAATCATATTTCAGTATTACAAGATCAACATAAGTATCAAAATGCACTTAATAATCTTAGGGCTGCCTGTGCCTCTGAAGAAATACCTGAAGACTTTATATTAATGAATGACGACTTCTATATTACAAACAAAATAGATGAAGTAAAAATATACAATAATGGATCACTTGAAGATCAAATAAATCAGTATCATAATCTTGGACTTAGATCTACTTATTTACATAGATTAGGAAAAACATATGCCTATCTACAAAGAAGAGACATACCAAACCCTATTAGTTATGAAGTTCACGTGCCAATGCCAATGAAAAAAAGCAAACTAATAACTATTCTTGAAGAAAATTATTCAACACTTTGGAGATCAAAGTATGGAAATACATTTAACATTGGCGGAGAAACAATAAAAGATGTTAAGGTTCACAAAAGTGGTGGGTTAGTTGCACTTTCATATAATCAGGACCAAGAACAAATTCCTTACTTGTCTAGCGCAGATAGTTCTTTTATGTTTTTGTTAGATTATTTAACTACAAACTTTTCAGAAAAATCTACATATGAGCGATAAGGTCTAAGTACTTATCCTTTAAATTATTTTTAGCAAAATGATTTAATCCTATTTGTAATGCAGAATCTTTCATTTCACGCTTATCTTTGTTATCCATATACTCATCAACAATGGCTGCTAAATGTTCTGGATTTCCATCATATACATCTACTAACGATTTGGCTTGAAAACTATTGATGTGTTCAGATTTTACTAACCATTCTTTAGGAAGAATTAAATTGTTTGGCGATATGTCCGTCATAAATACTGGGAGTCCACTAATCAATGCTTCATTCATTGGAAGACACAGACCAGCATACCTTCTTGGCAAAAGCATAGCATCAAACCCATTATAAAGTTCTTCTCTATTTTCTGGGTTACTATTATTAACTGTAACTCTTGAATCTTTTAAATCTAATTCTGGAAACTTTTGTGTTGTAATTACTAACTCATAACTTGCCTTTGAATACTTAAGCATTTGCAAAACAGTTTCAGTTCCATTTCTATCTTTTGCTGCAAACTTTCCACCAACGTGCAATAATCTATTATGATCTTTTGACATATTGTTTTGTCTAACATTTTCAAACAAGGTTGAATCAGTCGGAGGTGGAAGGTGAATTACTTTACATCTGCCATCAACCATTTTTTCAATTTGATCTATATTCCATAAACTTGGAGCAAGTAAGACATCTGGAAGTTCTGCTTCTGGAACAGACATATTTAACAAGAATTCAAAATTATATTGTAAGATTGTTTTAATGCCTCTTCGTTTAGTATAATGTAAAAAATCTTGTCTATAGAACGTTTCACAACTTAGGACTACGTCTATACCTCTTAAAAATTCTATTACTTCTGGTTTTGTTGGAAACCCTCTTGTCGTAGTTATTACATTATAATCTTTATACCATTCTGGATGTTGTTCATTACCATTAAAGTGTTGTGAGTCAATCAATAAAATTTTGTCGGGATTAAGCATTTTAACTAACTCCCGTGTTTGATTTCCTAGTCCAGTATTATCAGATCTAGCAATAATTCCAAGTGTCATCCAGTATATCCCCTAATCTCATCATCGCTTGTATACTTACGTGTTCCTTTACGACCATCTAAATGGTATGATCTTTTAATGTTTCCTTCTGGATGATATATCCAAAGTTTGTGTTTTTCCCATCCTTCTTCACTAAAACTATCATAAGGCAAAATGTCATCCTGAATTATTCCATGAGTCCTATCTTCAATAAAAGCACATTCATCAAGTGGTGGCAAGATTACATTTCTATAATATGAAACCCTACTTAGATGTGGCCTTTGACTCCATTGAGCAGTTTGTAAAAATCCATCTTCTAATTTAAACATTAAATGTTTGTGTGGTTCTGGAATAGATGCTTCAAAATGAAATCTTATTGTATTTGCTTTTTCATACTCAATCATATCTAAACATTTCTGCCAATCAATTTCTATATCTGGAGTTAGAGGTGTATCTCCCTCAACATATAAAAGTAAAGATGTTTGTATTTCACTTATTGTTTCTCTCATCATTGTTGTTTGATGGCTGTGTTGATCAAAAATAATTGGTAAAATATTTTTATATTCATGCAAGCATTTCCAAAGTATAAGATTTTTATATTCATCGTAATCATTTTTTCTATGCAACTGTTCTTTTCTCAACCCATCAATTTGCATAATGATTTCATTATCTGGAAAATGTGCCCTAATACTATTTATTGTTTCTTCAATCATTTCTGTATTTGGATGGTCTGGAATTATAGATGTTGCTAAAATTATTGTCACATCATTTTTGTGCATTGATTTGCCTCATTAACTTAATTCCAAAATCTCTTTTGTATTTGATCCACCAGCATACCACAGTATGCATATTGTTTGGATAATCTTTTAATAAATTTAATACAATAGCAGGCAATTCATTCCAATCTTTTGTTTTATGAAATGGAACTGTTTTGTTAAATACACGTTGATAAAAATCATCTTCTAAACCACTTGAATCTCTAAGATCTGCTATTGGCAAAGACATCATTTCTATTGCTTCAAACAATCTAAAAGAATCAATTACTACAGCCCCTGCAGGGCAAGGAGCAATTCTTGAACTCATTAGGTTGTTGTAGTAGTCAATCGGCTTATCTCCCTTAGCAAAGCCATCTGTAGGCTTGTATAGGGCATTTTCAATCAATGGCATTACTTCTGCTAATTGCTGTCTCCTTTGATGTGTAATTTGTCCACCAAAAAATGCATCATATATTTTATTCTTATAATTAGGCAAATTATTTTTTAAATGCTGTGGCACACCAATCGGAAATTTATTATACTGCTCATGTTTTTTATGAGGGTATTGAATCCAAATCTCTGCATTAGGATGATTTATCCTATCTATATCAAAGACTCCTTCTTCATCCCCTGTTATAAATAAAACTAATCTAGATATATTTTGTAACTCTTTTGCTATATGTTTTTCATGTCCTATATTTTGTGGTCCAGGAATTACAACAAACCCTCTATCTGTTATAGGTAAAGAGTTAACTTTAGTTTGTTCTATGTTGTGTTTATCAAATATTTCTTTTAGAAGACCGTAATCCCATTTGTCAGCAGCACAGTCTTCTTCATTAAAAGAATATAGATAACAGTTAGATTGCTTCATAGAATAAATGTACCTCATGTTGATAGTCAAGGAAAGTTTCTTTATATCCAATACCTTTAATAAATTGTCTTAGGTCGTAGAGATATTCATTCCAATACATCATCATAAATTCTGGATGACCAGATAGCCAGATTTTTGGTTTAAACTCTCTCATAACTTTTTCTGCACCACCAAGTACACGCCATTCGCTACCCTCAACATCTAATGAAATTGCAGTAGGTGGCTTTAATCCTTTTTCATAAACAAGAGTATCAATTTTTGTTTGACCATATTTATCTGCTTCATATTGAAGTTCTTTAAATCCATGCGCTGCTTCAATTGGTGCATCTGCTTCTGGTGGAAATTCTCCATAATATATTCTTGCAAGTTTATTATCTTTGTCTGACGCAAATCCAGGAAGGCAAGCAAGTGGCATCTCTAAATTATTTGCACTCCACAGTAATGGGAAGTGCGACCAAACCTTTGGATTAGGTTCAAACAAGACTACCTCAGCACCCCACATCTGACATAGAGCAGGCATCTCTCCTTCTTCTGCACCAACATAATATACAACATCTCCAGATCTAATATTTTCTGACATATGCTTTAGTCTTGGCTTCTCCCAGCCATGAGGTTGATACCAATCTGGTCTATCTGCACGATGTTTTGGTAGAGTAATCTCAAACTCTCCGTTAATAACAGCATTAATCATTTCAGTCATAATCCCAACTCCTTCATAATAGTTGCCCATCTGTGAATATATGTATGTTCTTGTTTAGTTCTTTCATGACCATTTAATCTAATTAGTTCCCTTGTTGAATTATCATCAAGATATTTATCTATCTTAGATTTTAGATCTTCAAGATTGCCATGCTCATAAAAAATAATTTCTTCTCCATCAATAAAATATTCTTCAAGACCTTTAATACGAGGGTAGATAGTGAATCCACCACGACCAGTACTTTCAAATAACCTATCACTTGTATAGTATGGATAATTAAAATCAATGTTAAGACTATCACCAACTGCTATTCTACTTTTTGCATAAATTCTATTTAAATCATTGCCACGAACGGTTCCAGTGTCTCCATCTCCACCAACGTGTAAAAATCTTTTACCATAGATTCGTCTTAAAAAGTCTATCAATTCTGCACGGTATTTATGTTCATGATGATACCTTTTACTACCAACAAAGATTACATCATAGTCAAACTCATCTTTATTATAATCCTCATGGATGTAGCACTCTTTATCATATACCCCAGCAGGTAAGAAATGTCCTTTAACATTAGTGTTCTTATTAAACCAATCAGCCATTAGTTTATCTGTTGCAAAGAAGTGCCCAATTGTTTTATAAAAATCATCTTCTTCTAAGTCTTTCTGTCTTTCTAAACCAAACCATAGGTCTAAATGGTATGTCATTGTGGGGATATTAGCCTTCTTTAACTCTTGTAGCACGTGACCCATTCCAAGCCTTCCAGGAGTCACCCAGCCGTGTGTATGCACCCATATAAAAAGATCACTATTCATTGCTTGTTCAAGAACAAAACTATCCTTAATTGTTCTTTCCTGCAATTTGCAAACGGTATGGCCAAGAGACTCTAAAGATTTAGCATGATGATTCTCACTACTATATGACACTTCAAAGTTACCTAAAAATACAATATGAGCCATAAAATCCAATCGTTAGTTTTACAATTATAGCAGAATATATGCTATACTAAAAGCATGATATACGAAGGAAGTTTTGTGATGGGGCAAACAACTGAAGGCGTAATGCATGGAGTTGTAGAACACATCATGAATGAAGGCGGAACATTAGGCACACCTGGATCAGAGTATGCTTTAGAATCTATGCCACCAGAAAATCCAGCGATGTCTGTTAGAATTTATGAAAAAGAAAACAGTATGTGGGAACCAACAGCATACAGCATTGGCATGATGTATAAAGATGCTACAGTTGTTGATATGAAAGATACTGAAATAGAGAACTCTAATATGGAAGAAGATTACGAATCAATTGATAAGGCAAAGAAACCAGACTATGCTGATTTTATTAAACCAAGAAGTGGTGGATCTACTCCATCAAATCCAAAACTTTATGCTAGAGTTGTACAGGCAGCAAAAGATAAATTTGATGTATACCCATCAGCCGTTGCAAATTCTTGGGTAGTTCAAGAATACAAGCGTCGTGGTGGAACATACAAATCAAACTCAGTTGCAGCAAAATCAGTTTGGGATGGAAGTATGTTTGACACAAGAGGTTTTAATAAGTAATGGCTGACACATATAGCCCAACTTCTGGAATGAAGGCTGCAGCAAGACGTGCACTTAAATGGAAAGAAGATGGAAAAGCCACAGGCGCAGGAACTCCAGTTGGTTGGGGCAGAGCAACAGATATTGTTAATGGTTCACCAATGTCACTTGACACCGTTAAAAGAATGTATTCTTTCTTTTCCCGTCATGAAGTAGACAAAAAAGGTAAAGGGTTTTATTCTGGTCCAGATTTTCCATCTAATGGAAGAATTATGTGGGATGCATGGGGTGGAGACGCTGGATTTAGTTGGAGTCGTGGTATAGTTAATCGTGAAAAAAATAGAAAAGAAAAAATTTGGCAAGGAAGTGCATTTAGTTTAGAAAATGAAACAGACCCTGCATTTGGAAAATCTTTGTGGGATGGTTCTGCTTTTAGATTTACAAAACATTAAACAATGCCTCTAATTGAAATATAGTAGCCCTACCACTTTTTCTTTCAAATAAGTTTTCATCAATGATTGATACAAATGTTGGTACACCCATTACAGCAAAATCAACTGCAGTTTGCATATCATCATCGATATCTACCTTAGTATAAATAACATCTGGATGTCTACGTCTAAAATCTTCAATAACAGGCTCCATTGCCTTGCATGGTGTGCACCATTTTGCAGTAAAATGCATTAATTGTTTCATTGGTCTAACCCTTCTCTATTATAATTGCTTTCTCTTCCATGCATTCCTTTAGGATTATCATCTAATATTTTTTCTGTTATTTGTAGACCCTTGTTGTCAAGTTCTTGTAATATGAGGCTTGTAATTTTTCCAGGTGATTCAGGTAAAGAGTATCCATATCCAAACCACAACATATCAGCAATAATACCTCTAGCGCTCATAGTTTAATTATATCAGGAAAGATGTTCTTTGTTATCAATTGCTTTGATCATAGAATTATAGGCTAATTCTGCATTTATTGCTAATGGAGTTACTAATTCATAAATTTTATCATATTCTTTTATTTTTTTAGATGATGCAACAAATTTTCTATCATGATTATCTTTAATGTAAATTAAACTTTTTTTGTATTCATGTCTTATATTATAATAATCTAACAGTTTTTTAATTTCAATATCAGGGTTTAAAATTAAATCATCAAATTTAATTGGATATATTTCTTTTATATGCTTGTGCCAATATTTTATTGAATCTATATAAACACCACACAATTGGTTTATTCTTTGAATAAAAAATGCATCTGAATCTTGTTCTGGTAAATACAATGGCCTGTGAAATAAAATGTCCATAGACATTAAAGACGATATGCATTCTTTTGGATTTCTTATAATTGTTACTGCATTTTTACCACAATCAGGGGTATGAGTTTTGTCTATATTTTCTTTTATATTATAATTTACTATAATAGATTCACGTAAAAAATGTGATCCAGAACGAGGAAAGGCTGTTATTAACACTTACTTTTTCTTTTTACGTTTAGGATTTAATTCATCTTCATCTTTAAACTTTTTTTTAACAAAATCTACGTTTCGTTCTCGCCTAATTCCATGCTTATTTACGTCAATTATAACTCTAGGCCTTAAACTTTTTTCTTCTGCCATGATTTCCTTTGATAGTGATTATAAATAATCAGATATTTATTATACCATAATTATACTATTAATCATGTTCAAAGTAATCCCCGTGTTTTTCTGCTTGGTTTGAAAAAAAGGCAGCAAAAAGGCCACATAAATTACCCCAAAACCCCATCAATCTATTTGAATTAGCATATAGTTTCATCTCATGATAAGATTTATCTCTAACTTTTCGATCCTCACTAGAAGTATTAGTCATTTGCTTTTTCCTTTTCAATAGATTCAAGTTCTCTTTGTGCCAAGAGAACGTTATTGTTTATGATTTGACTTGTAAGTTTATATCGCTCTGCTGCTTCTTGTCTTTGTTGTTTTGATAAATGTGGTTTATCAGAAAGGCGCAGTTTGTTTTTATTTGCCCGTTTTTGTTTATGTTGAGAAACCTTAGTATTACTTTTCTTCATTGTATTCCTTATCCCATATCTCATATACACTTGTGTCATACTCATTTGCTGCTTCATGCTGTATAATTTTCATGGTAATTAAATCATGAATTGCACTTCTACCAGTATTTACTTCATATTTATTATGAAGATCTTGTATTTGAAACAAAACTTCTGCAGCATGGTTAGAAGAATACATATTACAAGAATACCATATAAACCAAATAAAAGCAACAAACATCTATTGTTAATTAGATGTTCTTTTTCTATTTACCCTAAATCAAAATACTCCTGATATTATTAAATTATGAAGACTTCTAGATTTATCGTAGCAGCAATCGCTGCATCTTTACTCATCGCCCAACCAGCCCATGCAGATCAAATTACGGGTTCTGGTTCATCATTCATTGCTAACTTTATCAATGAATGCCGTGTTCAATATGGAAAAGCCTCTGGACATAACATAGAATACACACCACTAGGTTCAGGTGCAGGGATTAATATGTTTATGCAAGGCACTGTTGATTTTGCAGCAAGTGATGTGGCTGCTTCACAAATTAATAAAACAAAAGAGTTTGTATACGTTCCACTAGTAGCAGGACCTATTGCAATTGCATACAAAATTGATGGGTACAAAGGAAAGATTCAATTAAAGAAACAAACTTTGGCTAAAATTTTTGCAGGGGACATAACAAACTGGAATGATCCTCAAATAGTTAAAGATAATACTATAAAGAAAGTAAAGCCAAAACTACCAAACCTTCAAATCATGGTTTTCTATCGTGCAGATAGTTCAGGAACAACTCAAGTAGTAACAGAATACCTAAGTGCTATTGCTCCATCAATCTGGATAAAGGCTCCAAACAAATCTTTTACACAAGCATTTCCAAAAACTCAACTACCTTTAGGAACTTTTAGTTCTGTTGCTGGAACTAATCTTATGGCATCTCAGGTTGCACGTACAAATGGTGCATTAGGCTATATGGAATCTTCTTATGCTACAAATCAAAATCTTGCTAAAGCATCTATTGAAAATGGTGCTGGTGTATTTATGCAGCCTACATCTGAGGCAGCATCTGCATTCCTGAGTGACTTTGAACCTGAAGGAAATGGCATCATTGTTCCAAACTATAACAACAAGGATAAAAAGGCTTACAACATATCCTCGTTCTCTTATGGCCTAGCACCAACACAGGCAAGCGATAAGGCAAACATCATTAAAGGATTCTTTAAGTATACTGCCACTTCATGCGCTAGTCTTTCAGCCAAAAAATTGGAATACTCTCCACTTACAGGATCAGCATTGGCTATAGCAAAAGCACAGATTGCACTAATTGGATCTAAGTCCTAACTTGTGTGATAGTTTAAATGGGTCTTACATACACCGATAAGTTTATAACCAACCATATCGTTGTACAAGGCTTCTTGGTCACAGTAATGGCATTTCTCACCATAAACCTTGGCGACCATATCAGAGTAGAAGGCAATCATACTTCAATTATAGCATATGGCTAATTTTTCAGGGAATTTAAAGAAACGTTCGTAATCCCTATATAACAATTAAGGCAATAGATACCATCAATGATTGCTTGTGTGGCATTAGGTTCGTTACAAAACTTGCATGGGATACCGTTCATCTTAACTCTTTCTCAATAGCCTTGATGGTTTTGCATGGATAGTTTGTTCTACAAGGGTGACAGACCTTCCCAATGAGGTTTGAAACCATACCTGACTGTCCTTTGTGTAACTCTACTACTGCACGAAGGGCAAGGTATGGAGTCTCTAAAGTTCTACTATTCTGAAACTGTGGGCTGTTAATGTTTCCCAGCAACTCATCGTGGGTCATTACTCATACCAGCCTATGCTAATTAGAAACTCTTCTAAGTCCCAATCAGGCTCATCTGAGATAACCTCATCATCTAGGCTTGTATCAAGATCTGGGTTATCACAGTAGGAATAGATATCACAGTAATTAACATCTGAGTAGTATGGATCGTCAGAAATTGACGGGGTACTGAAGAATAACAGTGATGCTAACATAGTATATATAAACATTAAATCCCCTTATATAACTGCCAGGCAAGGCCAAGCATGGTTGTGAGTAAGGCTACAGTTAAAATGCTGATCATAAGTTTCATATCTCAAGTATACGCTACGGCACGAAAATTGTCAAATCTTTAAAGTTCGGCGCGAAGTAGAAGTAACAAACCTTCCTATGCCCTAAAAGGGCACTATTGGTTAGTATACTATTTTTCGGGGGAAGTCAAGAAAGACCACCATTACCCCTATAAGAACATAAACCTATACAATGGTTTTATATTTAAGGATAAACTCTTCGTATTCTTGGTTTAATTCTTGAATAAATGGCAAAGAGTTAACGACTTGTTCTATATGCTTTCTTTGGTCTGATTTCTCTCTAGGCATATGACCATGATACTCCTCTTCCCACATAGTGCCTGTTAATTTTGATTTGGCATCTATAAACCTTTTTTCATAATCAGGAAATAAAGTTCTGTTAAATTTCTTTGCAATATTCTTAAAATGATTAATAGGATCATTGATTAAGTCATCAAAGTTGCCTATATAGATAAGATCTGCGTTTTCTATTGCATATTTTATATAAACCTTATAGTCATCTGCTGCATCTTTAGCCCATTGATTCCATTGCATAATTAAAGGATCAACCGTGTTTGCATATGGATTATTTTGATAA